TAATCAACTGGGAGCAGGTCAGAGTGAATCTGATGATTTAAATTAAAGAAACCATAATTTTTGCCGATTACTTTCTCACTTTCAAAGGAGGTAGTATGTCTAAAATTTATGCACGGCTAGTTTGTCACCCAAGTGGGAATCTTACATTTCAGGTAAAGCAAAAAGGTGCCGAAATGTGGACTGACAAACAAATAGGATTTATCAGTAAGCCGTCTGATAATGAAGAGTTTATGTCACGAGTAAATGCTGACTTAGCTTCATTTGCGCAGCAAGGGGATGAAGTAATTTGGCTGACATAAATTCGTCAAATGCTTACTCCATAGCCCTGCTCTACTCCAGTAGAGTTGGGAAAAGCATTACTACGGGTCAAAAAGGTCTATCTGACCTAAGAAAATCATAACCCACTTCGGTGGGTTTTTTTATGGAGCTAATATGGCAAAACCGGATTGGGGGGCCATTCAGAAAAAGTTCCTCGCCGACCATGCCATAACAAACATATCCCCCAAAGACTGGTGTGAGGCGCAGGGCATCAACTACGCCACGGCGCGCCGCTACGTCAAAAAACCATCCGCTACAGATGCGCAAAAAACTGCGCAACCTGCGCATAATAAAATGCGCAATGTGCGCAGTGACGCCGTTGTGTCGAGCATCGACGAACTGATTGATGATGACGGCTTCACACCTATGCAAGCCGCCTTTGTCATTGAATATCTTAAAGATAAGAACGCCTCTCAGGCTGCTTTGCGCGCTGGCTATTCCGACTCCTCGACCGGCCCGCAGCTGATCAGGAAAGATCATATTGCGCAGGCCATCAATCGCCAACTGCGCGCAATCGCCGAGCGCCAGCTCATTACTGCCGACCAAATCGTTGCGCGAATGTGGAACATGGCAACGCTCGACGTGAACGAGCTGGTTGAGTACCGCCGGTATTGCTGCCGTTACTGCTGGGGAAAGCTTCACGGTTACCAGTGGACGGAAGAGGAATACGGACGAGCTCGCGACCAGGCACTCATCGATAAAAAGCCGGAGCCGGATGTTGCCGGTGGCTTTGGCTTCCGTGAGAAGCGCCCGCCGCATCCCGAATGCCCTCAATGTAACGGTGACGGCACTGGCACTGTTCACATCCATGATTCACGTCGGCTTTCACCGGCTGCGCGCATGGCTTATGACGGCGTGAAGGTAACGAAAGACGGCGTTCAGGTGCTGATTGCCGATCGTGGCCGCATGCTGGAGAACGTCGCGAAGCATCTCGGCCTGTTTGATGGCCCCGCGGCGAAGCAGCTGCAGGAGCTGGATATCGAGGCCAAGCGGATCGAGAACCAGCGCGCGCGTCAGGATGAAAAGAACGAAGGAATTGAGCCTACACCGGTTCAAATTATCATTAATGCTGTAGACGCGAGGGTTTCTGATGGCGATCAGTCCGACGCTTAACATCCCTCAGGCACGCTTTCTCGCAATGCCCCATAAGTTTAAAGCGTACGTGGCCGGGTTCGGAAGTGGCAAAACGTGGGTAGGGTGCGGCGGTATCTGCAAAGGCTTCTGGGAGTTTCCCAAAATCAACCAGGGATACTTTGCTCCAACTTACCCTCAGATCCGCGACATTTTCTATCCGACAGTTGAAGAGGTAGCTTTCGACTGGGGTCTGAACGTCAAGATCAACGAGAGTAACAAAGAAGTTCATTTCTACGAGGGGCGGATGTATCGCGGCACCACTATTTGCCGCTCGATGGAGAAGCCGGCCACGATTGTCGGTTTTAAAATTGGTAATGCACTGGTGGATGAACTGGACGTCATGCCTGCAGCAAAAGCTCAGCAGGCGTGGCGTAAAATCATCGCACGTATGCGCTATAACGTGCCGAACCTGCGTAACGGCATTGATGTGACAACGACGCCAGAGGGCTTCAAGTTCGTTTATCAGCAATTTGTGAAGGCAGTGCGCGACAAGCCGGAGCTGTCTACCCTCTACGGACTGACTCAAGCCAGTACATTCGACAATGCGAAGAACTTACCGCCGGACTACATTTCTTCGCTGCTGGGTTCCTATCCGGAAGAGCTGATCAAGGCTTACCTGCGCGGCCAATTCACCAACCTGGCAAGCGGCACTATTTATCACCAGTTCAACCGCCAAAAGAACAACTGCGCCGATGAAGAGCAGCCCGGAGAGCCGCTGTTTATTGGTATGGACTTCAACGTGGGCAAGATGGCCGCCATCGTTCACGTCAAACGTGATGGGTTGCCGCGCGCTGTTCGTGAACTGACAAAGGTCTACGACACCCCGGCGATGATAAAGCGTATTCAGGAGGAATTCTGGCGCTACGAAGGGGGGCGTTACGTGGCCTGCCGCCAGATTTATATTTACCCCGACGCCTCAGGGGACAGCCGCAAATCAAACAATGCCAGCGCGACCGATATCGCGCAGCTGAAGCAGGCGGGATTCAGCGTGTTGGTTAACCCATCTAACCCACCAGTTAAAGACCGCATCAACTCGATGAACGCCATGTTCTGTAATGCGCTGGGCGAACGCCGCTATCTGGTGAATGTACAGCGTTGTCCGGTCTATACCGAAAGCCTGGAGCAACAGGTATGGGATAAGAACGGAGAGCCGGACAAGAAGGCGGATAACGACCACCCAAACGACGCAGGCGGTTATTTCATCGTGAAGGATTTCCCGATCATCAAGCCGCAGGGCAGAGCCACCCCACTACGGATGTAAACCATGCCAGATATCTCAACACCCAATCTTGACTATGGGAACATGGTCGAAGCGTGGGACATCAATGATGCCCTTATGGGCGGAACGCTGTACATGCGCCAACTGGCTGAAAGCTATTTGCCACGCTGGCCGAACGAAGAGATCGACGCCTATAAAAAACGGCTGGGTGCGGCAACTCTGCTGCCTGCCTACGAAGAGACAATAAGCCAGAACAACGGTCGCGTTTTTGCGGAACCGGTGAAGCTAAGCGACGAAACGCCGGGCCAAATCGTTGAAATCTGCAAAAACGTCGATATGGCCGGTAATCGGCTGGAGGTTTGGGCGCAGGAATTCTTCCGAATGGCTTCCCAATATGGTCTGTCGCATGCGCTTGTGGATTACCCGCGAGTTGATGCTGAAGCTGTTAAGACAAAAGCGCAGGAGAAGCAATCCGGCGCGCGCCCCTATGTGACACTGATTAATCCGCGTCAGGTGATCGGGTGGGACTCGAAAGTTCAGAATGGCTCAGTGGTATTAACAGAGCTGCGGATAAAGGAAATCATTGTCGAAAAAGGCGATGATTTCAGTCAGAAGAAGATCGAGCAGATTCGCTACATGACGCCCGGCAAAGTGCAAATTTACCGCAAATCCACGGGAAATGATGGCGCTTCAGTTTGGTCTGTTCACGAGGAGTGGAACACCTCAAGAAGCGATATCACTCTCGTTACCCTATACACTAAGCGCACCGGTTTCATGTGCGGCAGCCCGCCGTTGCTTAACCTTGCCATGTTAAACATCAAGCATTGGCAGAGCCAGAGCGAGCAGGACAATATTCTGCACGTCGCACGGGTCCCGATCCTGAGCGTTTACGGTCTCGCCGAAGGGCAGGAGCTGACGATAGGAGCATCTACTGCGACCCGATTCGATGACCGCTCTCGTCAGGGTATCGAATATACCGAGCATACCGGCAATGCGATTGGAGCCGGAAAAACCTCAATCGAGGATTTAGAGCAGCAAATGCGGCAGGCTGGCGCGAAGTTGCTGCGTGCTGAAAATACCTCCACAAAGTCTGTCGATCAGACCAACGAAGAGCGCATGCAGGAGCATTCGCCGCTCTATACCATGGCGAACTCGCTCGAGGATGCATTGGATAACGTTCTGCAAATCATGGCCGACTGGCTTGGATTGCCGGAGGGCGGAAATGTCGACGTGCGGACTGAGCTTGAAGCGGCTGAGCAGACGATTAACGCGCCGGCGGCGATGGCTATCCAGTCATTGCGCCAGGGGGGCGACATTCGACCTATTGATGCAGTGCGTGCTCTGCAGAGCCTGCGCATCATTGATCCGGATGCCAAGCCTGAGTTGGTGATCGATGAGCTGAACAATCTGGCTCCGAACATGGCAGGCGGTCCGAATGGCAACGGTCAATGAGCAGTTACGTGATGAGGCGATAAGCCATGCGCTGTTTGTAAGCCGTTATTCCACTGGCGTCTCGAAACGGATGGTGAAAATCCTTAACGAGAGCGATGCTGAGCTAACCGCGCGGTTATTGGTTGCTATGGATGGGCTGGCGCCGAATAGTTTCACCGTGCGCCAGCTGGAGGGATTGCTGGGCAGCGTTCGGCAGATAAACCAGACCGCCATTCAGGCAACGTTTTCCACCCTCGCTGAGGAATTGCAGAGCTTCGCAGACCATGAGGCCGGTTATCAGCTCAGCTTGTTTGATTCCATCTTGCCCCAGCCTGTTAAGCATCGTTTCCCGTTGGCGGCTATCACGGCAGATCAGGTGTATGCCGCAACGATGGCCCAGCCATTTCAGGGACGTTTGCTGAGCGAGTGGGCGACCAATCTGGAGAATGACCGGCTGGCGCGCATCACCAACGCTGTGCGGGTAGGATATCTCACCGGTAAACCTACAGAGCAAATAGCGCGGAATGTCCGCGGCACGGCGACGAATAACTTTCAGGATGGCGCTATCCAGGTGAGCCGGGCTAACGCCACCAGCATCGCCAAGACGGCAATCAATCATCTTGCGGCCACAGCGCGCAACCAGTTCGCAGAGCACAACAGCGACATCGTGGACTGTAAAGACTGGTTATCGACACTCGACAACAAAACCACGGCGACCTGCATCATTCGCGACCGTCTGAGGTACACGCTGGACAACAAGCCTATCGGCCACAAAGTCCCTTACCTGCAGGGACCCGGTCGGATCCACTTCTGTTGTCGCTCGACCGAAACGCTGGTAACGAAATCATGGCGTGAACTCGGCATCGATGCAGATGAAATGGATGCGGGAACGCGCGCCAGCATGGATGGGCAGGTTGCGGCGCAGACAACGTACAGCGAATGGCTCAGCCAGCAATCCCTATACCGGCAGGTTCAGGTGCTGGGTGATACGCGCGCCAGACTTCTGCGGAACGGTGGTATGAATGTGCCGGATTTCTTCACTGATAAGGGTGAATGGATCACGCTAAATAAGCTGAAAGAAATCGATGCCGCCGCGTTTGAGAAAGCCGGTTTTTAGACACTTTTAATATTTATTTGAGGCTGCCTTGGGGTTAATGCCGATCGTTTAAGGATCAGTTGACCGATCCGGTGGCTCGTGTAAAAAGGGTTCATGCTCACCATGGACCCTTTTTAAATGGAACTTTCACAAGCTCTCGGTATTATCAATCTTACTGCCCCCGATGAAGTTCAAAGCCTCGCTGACCTCCTGTCTCCTGACCTCATTCAGCAAGCTTTTTCTCTCACTGACACCGTCACCCTACGCAAGCGTAAACTCCCCCTCGAGTCCAT